AGATCTTGCGCTGTTTGTTTGCGCAGCTATAGCAGCTGATACGTTAAAAGAATGAACCATATCTGCTTCATAATCTCTACGTAATTCTGTTCCACGCTTTTTAAGCTGGTAAGCATATTCGTCTGCAACACCTGCTTGATCAACAGCTCGTCTAGTTCCAGACACAGCAATAGTTTTACCATTGATTTGTGTGTAGTTACCTAGTCGAGTTCTATACGGACCTACTACTTGAAACTTAGCACCTGCAGAAGGTGTAGGATCAGCAGAGCCTGGTTGTAGAAAGTCTTGACCTTCAGCAATTCTGGAATCTCCAGGAGCTTCTAGTGTATCTGTTTGCCATTCATGATAAATAGCAGTTGCTTTAGTTTTACCGATTGAAGATAGAAAAGGTGTTTCATCTCTTGTAATCATGGTAATAAAATCGGCTAAGTCTTCTCTCTGAGAAACGTTAGCACTTGTTGTTCGCGCTGGACCTTGAGGACCTCCAGTACCGCGAGAACCTATTATTGTAGTCATATCTTAATTCTCCTAAGATTTAAATAGATAGTGACCGCTTGGCATAACCTCTTAGAAAAGCATCTTGATCTTGTTTAGAAGAATTTTCACTTAAAGCTCTTTTTCTCAATGCCTGCTCTGCATCAACTTGTTTTTGTTGTACAGGCCTAGACTTTCGAGTAGGAATCTTTTTAGCAGGTGCTGCTTTTCTTTTTGCAGAACCTTTATTAATTCCCTGTTTTAAAATACGATAATCATTAACAAACTTTACAATAGCAGGATCAACAATAGTATCTAATACTTGTTCGTTGATTCCTTCTTTAAGTGCAAATGCACGGATATCTTTAGCTGTTGTCTCATTAAATCCAGGAATTAAAGTTGGAATTGTTTCATCGAAAGTTTTCAATTGTTCATTCCAAGCTTTTGTCATTTGCTCCTGGGACTTTTCTGTTACAACTTTTTGAAGGGACTCACGTCCTCTTCTAGCTTCCCAATATTCTTTTTGCTTTTGCTCTCGTTTATCTTTAAGATCTGTTAGATCATATGAATTACCGTCTTTACGAGCTTCATCAATTTTCTTTTCAAGATCATGAAATTCTTTTGCATGTTCTTGCTCAGACTTATATAATACAGCAACCGAAGCCGTCGACATTGACTGTACTTCAGCTAGCTTCTTATTATAGTCTTCTTCAAAGTTTTTCCTTGCGTCACCAAGTTCGCGACCCTTTTTGGATAGAGATTGTTCAGTAGAATAACCTTTAATAAGATCATTAAAAGAAACTTCGGTATCTTGTCCATCGATCTTTAAAGACACTTTCGCTTCTAAGTCTAAATCTTCAGGAGTAAATAATTCAGGATCTTGGGTAGCGGGTTCATCACCAGCATCCTCACCTTCATCTCCTACTTCTTCTTCATTAGCTCCTTCTTCAATTTCTTCGTTTGCAGATTCATCAGATTCCTTTGGGTCTTGTTGTTCTGATTCCTCTGGGTCAACCTCAGGTACTTGCTCAACGGGTAGAGACTGTTCTTCATTCGGTATAAAATCCGAACTAGAAACAATATCAGCCAGCAATTGTTCTTCTGTTCGACCATCCGTAGCTCCAGCGTCATCCCTAGGCGGGGCAGAGTCTGGTATTGCTTTGGTATCTTCACTCATATTAGTTTACCTCTTTCTTTTTTGTGGTAGACTTTTTAGAATTCTGTTCTATTACTTTAGAGTATCTTTCTTTTAAAGCATACATATAATATAACTTATCACAGTTAAGTTTTGTTTTACCGCCACTTCTGCTTGAATCATATTCTAAAGTATTTATCATTTCATTTAGATTATTTATTAAATGTGAATAATCAATTATTCTACTCATCATTGTCCTCCATCATATGCGGGATATTCTTCCCATAGGTCTCGAAGCTTATCATTTTCTCTTTGACACTTCCCAATGCCATAGCAGAAGAGTAGAGGAACTCTCGAGATTTAGTTTCGTGTGGATCTGTCTTTAACCACTCTATGAAGTAGTCAATTAAAACTTCTCCATATACTTCATCAAAAAATTCAGTCCTTTCTTTAGCTGCGAAGTGCCCTTTAACATGGGCAAGTCGCGCTAATTCTTCAGGATGTATTTTATGATTACCGTATACTTTTTTATTTCCCAGCTTCTTCTCAGCTGTCTTACGGTATTTATCCATTACTTATCCACCGAATGCAGATACTAGTAATGGGGTCACAACTTCTTTTGTTAGGCCTATGGCTAGTACTAGCTTGATGCCAAAACTAACGATGCCTGAGAATGTAATCGGATCCATATTGTCCTCCTAATTTATTTTAATGAGTTTGGGTTTCTTTTCATCTGGAACAATTCTTTCCAGCTGTATAGTTAAAAGACCATCTTCTAACTTTGCATCTTTAACTTCAATATCATCTGCAATCGTAAACTCTCTTGTAAACTTCCTATACGAAATTCCTTTATAGATATTTTTATTATCCTGAGTATTTTCTTTTACAGACTTTACAGTTAATAGATTCTCTGTAACTTCAACTTCAATATCTTTCTTATTAAAACCAGCAAGTGCCATTTCAATTTTAAAGTTATAATCATCATCCTTTATAATATCATAAGGTGGATATGAAGTTGTTACCCTAGAGTTGCTAGCTAACTGATCAAATAAACGATCAAAGCCTACAGCATAAGGGGTTAATGTATTAAAGTGATCAAATAAAGATAATGTTTGATTCATAAGTTTTTCTCCTTTTTAAGCAAGATTGTTGTAACCCTATAAGGCGTTACATATTTATAAAGTCCTCTTTAAGCTATGAGTGTATTATATACTATCTCGTTAGCTTGTGCTGAAGTTTCATGTGAAGTACTCAGACTTGTCAAAGTCTGTGCTCCGTCATTAAGACCTGTTATAATCTTATAACCTTTTGCTTCACACATAACATTCGATTGTACAACTGTTCCTGCAGTAGCTACATTGAATGTAATTTTAGAATCACTATCATTAGTGACCATGATTTTTCCTACTCCAGCACCTGCTGCAGTAGTAGTAGTTCCAGACTGAGCTGCACCAACTCCTGATGAGTTAATAGTTACTGTTCCTGGCATATTTATTCTCCCTGTTGTTGAGGTTGTTGTGGCCCTTGCAATATTTGCTTTGCCATCATTATTATCTGAGCATAATCAGGATGCTTAGGTAATTGTGCACCTTCTTTAGTTGCCTTAATAGCAAGGTCAGCCCATTCTTGAAAGTGTTTATCAATTGATACTGCTAATTGTTTAGAGTTATCATCTTGAGTATTTTTAGTTTGAGCATGGGTAAAACCAACGTTGGCCTCCGCTAAAGCGGATTCAGCCATAGCCTTCTTCTGCTCTAATTGTTTTGCCTGCTCAGCATCTTGAGATTGCTTCTGAATTGTTTCAGCAGCCTTCTTCTTAAATTCATCGGTAGTATAATCTTCTAAGAAATCATTACTATCCAGATGCATTGCCTCGAGTAATTTAGTTGCCAGGATCGCAGGGGCTTCAGGTTTAATCACCATCCCTACGCCTTGATTGTTTAATGCAGGTAGAATTTCTCCACCTACCTTACTAAGCTTTGTGATCATATTGATATTAGAGTTCTCTCCGATATCTAATAAGATTTCTACATCCATCCTCGAAGGAAGTGTATCGATATTAACAGTACCATAGACACCATCTAAGTTATAAGACATCTTACCCTTCATATTCTTACGCATTGTTTCATAGATACCAGCAATCAATTTCTTAAAGCCTGTCTCAGCAAATCGTCTAGCAATGTGTTGGATTCGTTTTTGCGCTGCAGACTGCACAGCCTGTAGCTTTTGTTCCGAGTTACCTGATATATATAAAGTATCATTAAGGCCTTGTGCGGCCTTCGACATGCCCGTTGCCTGCTCTTTTATTCCCTGCAAGTACTCTAATAACGGCACGGTTCCTGTTGATATTGTCTCAGGTGTCAATGGTGAAACTGCGTTAACCGGACTACCGTTTGTCGGTATGATTTGTTTTGGCTTCATATTCTGCAACGCACTAAAATCTACAACATTAGGATCTGCCAGCTTAGGTGAATAGTTTGTTAAGTATGTATTCTCTACAAACCCACGTAAGATTGCAGTACTTGCTAATGTAGAACTACGTGAAAAGTCTGCCATTGACAAACCATAGAATTCAAATGGAATATCAATCGGAACAATAGAAGCCAACGGTATATCTTCAATATCTGTTTCTTGAAGTATATGAGTACCAACAGTAACGATATGCTTTAGTTCTGCAATACCATCACCATCCCTGTCCACATTAATCCATGATTCAGTCAATACTACATTCCTGTTTGCTTCTAAAGGAATTACATTTTCCTGTTGAGATCCATTCCAGTAAGCCTGTCC